TGGGTTGATCGGAACCATAGTAGGGACCGTGGGCCTCGTGTCGTTGACTGCGGTCGGTGGTTGGTATTTAATTACATCTAATATACTTATAGATGTAACTTATAGTATATTATCAGCTATACTTATATCTATACAAGAATTTTATTTAAGATTTAATGAACAGTTTAAATTACGACAGTTAATTAAAAAACAGTTCGAGCATTACTTAGATCCTAGACAAGTTGCACGATTACAAAATAATCCAGAGTTACTTAAGTTAGGAGGTGAAAAGCGAACTTGTACGTTTTTATTTACTGACGTTAGAGGATTTACAAACTTGTCTGAAAAGTTAGAACCAGAGCAAGTTACTAAAATTATGAATAAAGTTCTTACTGAACAAGTCAATTGCATACAAGCACACGGGGGTATGGTTGATAAGTTCATAGGCGACGCATGCATGGCTATCTTTAACTCCCCCCTAAACTTAGATGAACATGAAAAACGTGCTGTCGCCTGTGGCCAGGACATACGAACAGCAATACGTATGTTACAAAAAGATTTACCAGAACCTGTTGCAATAGGTATTGGCATAAATACAGGCGAAGCTGTAATAGGTAATATGGGGAGTGACACGAGATTTGATTATTCAGCTATAGGTGACGCAGTAAATGTAGCAGCAAGATTAGAGTCTGCTACTAAAGGAGTTGGGGAAGATATTTTAATTGGTGAAAACACAGCAGCAAAAGTTTCTAATGTGAAATACGTAGGGACTATAATGGTAAAAGGTAAAGAAGAACCTTTAAAAGTGTATACTATATAAATGCCACGTAACTATAAAAAAGAATATAAAAACTACCAAGGCACAGCTGAACAAAAAAAGCGCCGTGCTATGAGAAATAAAGTAAGACGTATAATGTTACGCAAAGGAAAAGTTAAGAAAGGTGATGGTAAAGATGTGCACCATAAAGACGGAAATCCTTTAAATTCTAAAAGTTCTAACTTAAAAGTTGTAAGACGATCAAAAAACCGTTCTTTTGCCCGAAATCGTAAAGCTGGCAAAAAATAGCCTCACAGTATTTATTCTAAGGCGTTTTAAGGACATGGTCCTTGTGCAGACATCAAAAACATGTGTAATGCGTTAGAAAGCTTCTACGTAGCTCCTACACCATTTTAGTCTTTTTTAGAGTTTTAAGCAGTCTATTTAGGTACCATTCTGCTTTTTTAAGGTCTTCTACGCCTTTTTTGGCTTCGTACCGCCACATATACTTTTGTATGTTACCTTTTAAGTAACCTTTAAAAGCTTCTGGTGTCATACTAGCTTCTATTGCGTCTATACACTCTATGCCCCCCATGTTGTAATG